AACGCACATAGGATGATGATTTCGCAGATGGCATTACAAATGGCACAGCAATCACCTCCTGGTATGTTTAACCTTGAAGCATTGAATAGAACAATATTAACTGCTGCTAATTTGCCTAACATGGAAGAAATACTTCCACCTAAAAAGGAACCACAAAAATTAGATCCTGTATCTGATATAATGGCTGCAACTAAAGGTATACCTATTGCAGCATTTCCAGGACAGAACCATGACTCACATATACAAGTAAAGATGATGTACTTACAAGATCCACAGAATGGTGCTAATCCTATAATGGCTAGATTAAAACCAATACTAGAAGCAAACATACAAGAACATTCTGTATTAAAGTATCAAGAACAAATGAATGGTATGGCAAGAGCTGCAATGGAACAACTACCACCAGATCAACAACAGAATCCTCAAGTTGCTGAAATGGCTATGGCTACTGCAGCACAACAAGTATTAAATGCAAATCAAATGGGACAAGCTCAATCACCTGAACAACAAATGGTAGCTCTTGAACAAGCTAAAGTAGAATTAGAAAAACAAAAACTACAACAAGAAGCTGCTAAATATTCTGCAGACTCTGCATTAGATGCACAAAAATTAGAATTAGAAGAAGCTAAGTTAATGGTTGCTGCAGGTAAATCTGGTCAAGATGCTGTATTGAAAAAAGAGAAAGCAGATCTTGATAGAGCTTCAAAAGAAACAATGAAGTCTTTAGACTTATTAGCTAAGACAACTATGGCAGAAGAAAAGAATGCTATAGACATGGAAAAAATTCGTATAGCTGCTTTAACTAAAGTTGCTAGTATGGATGATCTTGATGACAGACAAAGAAGTTTTAAACTTATTGATGTTATGATGGATTTATTAAAAGAAGAAATGAAAGGAGATGATCAGTAATGCCAATGGGAAATAAACCATACCCTGTAAAAAAGGGTGTAACTAATGGGTATCCAACTCACGTAAAAAATGGTGATGGTGGCATGTATGGAGATTATACTAAAGATAGTTATCCTGTTGCAGGTAAAATGCAACTAAGAGGAGCTTTAAATGAGTATGATCAAAGTGCTTGGAAATACCCAGAACCAACTAAAGGGAGAAGATAGTATGTGGAAATCACCAGTCGTAAAAGAAGTATCTGTAGGACTAGAGATTAATTGCTATGCATGTGCAGAGATTTAATTAATTTATGGATATATGGGATGAGGTTGTTAAAGAATATAATGACGAACTCAATAAACTAAGATTAAACGTCTCTGGTGGGCAAGCAGATTCTTTTGCTCACTATAGACAACTCGTAGGACTTGTTCAAGGTATTGAATGGTCTCGTAATAAATTAACTGAAGTAGTTAAGAAAAGACTATACGAAGAAGAGGATGACTAATGCAACAGGCACATTTAGGTAAATCTATAAAGAACGATATGTGGATTACAGAAGAAGAAGACGAAAGTACTCCAGATGTCTTACCTGAACTTCCAGGTTTTCATGTACTCGTAAGACCTGTCTCAATAAAAGAAAAAACTAAGGGTGGTATATTACTACCAAATTCAACTAAAGACGATATGTCGTATTTAACAACTATAGGTCAAGTTATTAAAATAGGTGATCTTGCTTATAATGATAATGAAAAATTTCCTAAAGGACCTTGGTGTCAATTAGGTGATTATATTTGTTATGCTAAACATGCTGGTCAAAAGATACAATATAAAAATGTTAAGATGATTTTATTGTATGATGATCAAGTTATAATGAAAGTACAAGATCCAAAGTTTTTAGATCCTACTTTTAATTTAACTAAATATAGTAGTTAAGTTGCACTATAAAAATTTTTAGTGTATAATATATGATATAAGATACGTAAGTCGTATGTCTCGTAAACAACGAAAGGTAATAAGATGGACAATCAAGAATGGAGTGAAGTAGAAACTAAAGCTCCAGAAGAACCAAAAGTAGAATATGAAGTAGAAGGTGAAGAAGATGAAAAAGTTGAAACTCCTTCGCCTATTGAAGCAAAAGAGGAAGTTAAATCAGAAGAAGCTCCCAAAGAAGATTCTCCTCCAGAACTAGAAGGCGTAGATACTAAAGGAGCTCAAAAAAGAATACGTCAATTAGTTAAGCAACGTAAAGAAAGAGATGAAAAACTTGCTGAACTAATGAGACAAAATGAAGAGTTAAGTAGTAAATTACAAAATACAGAGCATCAATTTAATACTGTTAGTAAATTAAATTTAAATGCAAGTGAAAAACAAATAACAGATAAGTTAGAACTTGCAAGAAATGCTTATAAGTCTGCTCACGAAGAAGGTGACTCAGCTAAGATACTACAAGCTCAAGAGTTTTTGAATGAAGCACAAAATGATTTAAAATCATTGACTGCTACAAAACAACAATTTGAACAACAACCTGTACAACAACAACAAGTACAGCAACCACAATATCAACCCCAACCTACTCCTGATCCAAGAGCAGCAGAATGGGCACAAAAAAATGAGTGGTTTGGTTCAGATCAAGTTATGACTGCAGCATCTTTAGCAATAGATGGTCAGTTAAAAGAAGAAGGATTTAATCCTACAGATCCAGAGTATTATACTGAAATAGATCGTAGGTTAAAAGAAACATTTCCTCATAAGTTTGCAGCAGAAGCTGCTACAGGTGGGGAAGTTCGCCAGCAGGTAGAAGCGTCAAAACCTGCTCAAGTGGTTGCTGGAGCATCTCGCAGCTCTCCAGGTTCCAGTAAAAAGGTTAAGCTGTCAAAAGAAGATATTAGACTAGCTAACAAATGGGATATACCACTTGAACAGTATGCTCTTGAAAAACAAAAGTCTGAACAGGCTGATGGAGAGTATACAACAATTAATATGCAGCGTGGAGGAAGAAAATAATGACACGAATTAATAATACACGTAGTTCTGATTTAAGAGAAAATAACGCTAGAGAAGAAGTTGAATACACATTTGAAGAGCAAGATGTTCTTCATATTCCTGAAGCAGTTGAAAAGCGTTTCGCCAACGAAGGTATGACACTTGGGTGGGTAAGAATGACACTTAAAGGTGAAGATGACGTAAAACATTTAGGCAAGAAACTGCAAGAAGGATGGGTATTTGTTGACTTAGCTGAAGTTCCTGAAATGAGTGCAACCTCTTTCGTGAGAGAGGAAGGTAGATACGCAGGGGTAGTCTGTCGTGCTGACGTAGGATTAGCAAAAATCCCAACTGGTAGATACGAAGCTAGAAGTAAGTTTTACAGAGATAAAAGTAAAGCCATGAACGAAGCTATTGAAGCTCAACTTATGGGTTCTAATAATTCTCGTATGCCTATTTCTAATAACAGTAAATCAAAAGTGATAACAGGAAGACAACCTAACTTTCAGGATTAATCCTTTTATTACTTATTATTAATTAACAAAGGAGAAAGAATATGGCTTCAGTTGATAGTCCTAGAGGACTGGTACTGGCAAGAAAAAATGGCTCAGGTTCTAACTCTACTGGTGTTACTATGATTCCTGTTGGCGATAATATAAGTCCAATAGTTCCTTCAGCAGCATTGCCTACAAGCATGTTCACAGGAGATCCTATAGCAATTTATAGTTCAGGCACAATTATACCTACAGGTGCTAATACAACTATAAAAACTGCAGGAGTTTTCCAAGGATGTAGCTATGTAGATAGTAATGGTGATCAACAATTCAGTAGACATTGGACAGGTGGTTCAACAGCAACAGACATTCAATTACATGTTTGTACTGATCCAGCTCAAACATACTTTATACAGGCAGATGGTCCTGTAACAGCAGCAGCAGGTTTTGGTGCTGGTACTTATAATGGTGTATGGACAGCAGGTGCAGGTTCAACAAAAACAGGTAATAGTGGCTATGAGTTAGACGCATCTGGACCTGTGCTAACAGATGTTAATATGAGAGTAATACGTAGAGCTCCATGGGATACAGCAACAAGTTCATCAGCAGGTGAAACTGACGATTATCCATGGTATGAAGTACGTATCAATAATCATATTGATAATTATACAACAGCAACTATTTCAACAGCTTAATAGGAAAGGAATAATTAAATGGCTATTAATAGAGCAAGTATTGCCAAAGAGCTACTTCCTGGACTAAACGCAGTTTTTGGAATAGAATATGGCAGCGTAGATGAAGAACACAAACCATTATACGAAATAGAAAACTCAGATAGAGCTTTTGAAGAAGAAGTACTCTTCACAGGCTTTGGTGCTGCACCTGTTAAAGGTGAGGGTGCTGCTGTAGTTTATGATGATGCATCAGAAAGTTATACTTCAAGGTATACTAACGAAACTGTAGCATTAGCATTCGCAGTAACTGAAGAAGCTATGGAAGATAATTTATATGATACTTTTGCAAAACTAAGAGCAAAAGGATTAGCAAGAGCTATGGGAAGTACAAAACAGCAAAAAGCTGCTGACTTGTACAACAATGGCTTCGCAACAAATCAAGGTGATGGTGTACCAATGTTTAGTGCAGCACACCCAGTTGTAGGCTCTGGAACAGTAACTAACATTACTACTGCAGCAGCTATAGCTGAAGGTACTATTGAAGCAGCAATCATTCAGATACAAAAAACTACTGATGATCGTGGCATCCTTATAGGTGCTTCAGGTGTTTCATTACACGTACCAACAGATCTAATGTTTACAGCAGATGTACTTCTAAACACACCAGGCACTACTGCAGGTGTATTAGGAACTGCAAATCACTTTGCAAACAATGACATCAATGCTATAAGACATCTAGGTGTATTGCCTGATGGATTCTATGTGAACAGAAGATTTACAGATGTAAATGCATGGTTCATTAAAACAGACGTACCAAATGGTACTAAAATGTTTAATAGAACTCCATTACAAACTAAAATGGAACCAGATTTCGATACTGGCAACTTACGATTCAAAGCACGTGAAAGATATTCTTTTGGTGTTTCTGATTGGAGAAGTTGGTTTGGAAATCAAGGAGCCTAATTATAAATATTGGAGGAGAGTAGAAATATTCTCCTCCTCTATAATATAAGGAAAGATATATGTCTACAAATATTACCACAGCTTATAAATCAGGGGATGGTATTATACTACAACCAACTGTTGTAAGTACAACAAATAATGCAGGAACATCTATTGCAGTTACATTACCTAGAGTTACACGTATTTTAGCTATTCATGCTTTTACTACAGTAACTGGTCTTTTTGATATAGGTGATAAAGATGGAAGTAAAATACAATTCCAAGTTGGTGCAAGTGGAACAGCAGATATTTACATGGGAGAAACTGGTATTAAGTGTGAAGGTACAGTAAGTGTTGCTACTCCTCAAGCAGGTAGTGTAACTTTAATCTTAGGATAAATAAATGCCTAACTATTCTTATTTAAAAGATGATATTGTAAATACAATAGAGAATGATTCAAATGAGTTTGCTACTCAAATTCCTTTTTTTGTACAAAAAGCTGAAGATCGTTTAATGAAAGAGTTAGATGATGTGGCTTTAGATTCTTATTCTTCTGTTACTTTTACAGCAAACAATCCAGTAGTAAGTTTACCTGATGGTGCATTAGTTGTACGTAATGTAAACTTTACAACAAGTGCAACTGTACTTGGTGAACCAACTGGTATTATACCTTTATTACAAAGAACATATGAATATGCAATAGACTATTGGAATAAACCTACATCTGTAGGAACTCCACGATATTATGCACGTAAAACAAATACACAAATTTACGTAGTACCTACACCTACTTCTACATTAGCAGGTGAAATACAATATACAAAACAACCTTTAGGTTTAGCTAGTGCTACAGGTACAAGTGCTACAACTTCTAATTACTTTAGTGAAAATTGTTATAATGCTTTATTTAATGCATGTATGATTGAAGCTAATTATTTTATAAAAGATTTTCAAGTCGTTCAATCATGGGAAGCTAAATATAAAAATTCTATAGATGCTCTTCGTAATCAAGCAAGACGTACTAGACAAGACGATATGCAATCAGCTAATAGTCCTACAGGTGGACCTAATCCAGTTATACAAGGAGCTAACTAATGCCTAAAAAAATAAAAAAGAAATTAAAAAATTTAGGAACATCTTTAAAATATAGAACTTTACAAGGAGCTAATCTTGTTAATTCTATGTACAATGAATTACCTATAGGAGTAGCTATGAAAAAAGGTGGAAAGATTAGAAAGAAAAAAAGATGATAGTAAGATCTAATATAAGACAACAAATAACTAAACCAAACAAAAAGAAAAAGAAAAATAAAGGGAGAAAAAAATGAGTAAAGATTTTATTACAGGAGGACAAGGTAGATTTCCATCTAGTTTAGAACCTAAAGATTCTAGCGTAACAAGTGGTAAACCTACAGGTCAAGGCTTTGGTGCAGCTCGTACAGGACCTGCAGTTAAAGGACCTATTGAAGCTGTATCTGATGCAGACTATCCTCAAGGAGAATCATTTGACATAGGTGGTGTTAAAACATCACCAGTAATAGGAGTAAAGTAAATGGCAGCAAAAGTAGGAACAGAAATAGTAAAAGCTATAGGAAAAGGAGCAGTAAATGCATTTAAGAAATTAGATGATATAGGTATTGCAGATAAGTATAGTGTTAAACAACTTCAAAAATTTTTTAATTCATTAAAAGGAATTAAAGAACCTGGTGTTGGAACAATACGTAAAAAAATAAAAGATGCTAGAGAATTTTCAATAGGTAGAGAAGAAGCAGCTAATCCACCACAATTTAAAAAAGGTGGTAAAATTTCTAAAGTTACTAAAAGACCTATGGGTGGTAAAGTATATAAAAATACTGTAGCACGTAAACATGGTGGAGCTATAGGAACTGGAGCAGCTCTTCGTGGTTTTGGTAAAGGTTATAAGAAAGGTTAATATAATGGCAGTACTATCATCAGCAGTTAAAGTTGGAAAAGCTGTAATTAAACCTGGGCGTAAAAAGAAACGTGGTCGCAAGTCTAATAAAGTAAAAACAGAAGAAGCAAAGAAAAAACAGATAAATAAAAAAGGTGCTGCTGTTTTTCCACAACCTGCTAAAGAAAAAAGAGTATATACTAAAAAAGAAAAAAAAGAAATTAAAAAATTAATGCGAGAACAGAAAGCAGACCAAGCTTCTGAGACAGGTAAAAGTACTGGTGGTGGTAAAAGAGATTCACGTGGTAGATTATTATCTAAACATATTCCACCATCAAGAAAAGAAATGGGTGATGATGCTTTTGCTAGAAGAATTAGACAAGGTATAATAGGTAAAACTAAAGAAGGTGAAGTTAAAGATATAGGTAAGTATGCAGACATACCTGAAAATATTATGGATATGTTATACAGTAGATTTGGTAGAAAACTTACTTTACAAGAAATAAAAGAATTAATAGCTATGGGTGTATCTCCAAGAAAAGGTGGAGGTAAACTTCCAGACCTTTCAGGTGATGGTAAGATAACAAGAAAAGATGTACTTATAGGTAGAGGAGTTATTAAGAAAAAATCTGGAGGTCAGATAGGTAAACCTCGTGGAGTAGGAGCTGCATTACGTGGTTATGGTAAAGGCTATAAGTAGTGCCTTTTAAATCTAAAAAACAAAGAACATATCTAGCAATCAACAAACCTAAAGTTTATAAGAAGTTTAAAAAAACTTATG